CCAGAGTCGTCGCAAGATCCTGGGCATGGGTTGCGGCCGCTGTCGTCAAAGTGCCATCCCACTTCAATTTCGGAGCCCCCATGGTGACGCGGTACTCGTTGATGAGGTTGAAGCAATCGAGCGCTTCGGCAAAGAAGTTCTCTCCGCGCTTTGTTGGATAAAGCATGGCCGCACCTGCGCACGGATGTGGACCAAGAAGGGGAACCCTGGAGGCAAGCAGGTCCGCAGCCCTGAATTGCGCAAAGGCCGTTTTGATCTGCTGCAGGATGTCGAATTTTTCACCGCCCCGTTTGGCCGCACCCATGAAAACCTGGCGGCTTTCTACGGGATCCCACCGCGAGTTCTGGGAGGAGTAGGTGTATGTGGCCTCCATGAAGGTGGAGAAATAGATGTCGAGCTGAATGCCGTCGACGATGATGGACTGGGCGATATTCTTGGCGCAGGTCGCGTTTGGCCGATGCCCTCCGGATCCAGTCACCTCGGCGAACATTCCGGTTACGGGAAGGCCGACAAAAACATCCGGGGCTTCGGTCATTGGACAAACATGCGTTATACCTGGAAAAACGATATTCGGAAAGCTGAACGAATAATAGGATCGCGCCACCTCGTCCGTTATCGTCGCCTGCTTGTATGCAGTGTTGGCCGCATCGACCTCGTCGAAAAAATCATTGTCGAACGTCGGGATAAATCGCTCCGCGTCCTGGCACCCAAGATAGTTCGGAGTGAACCCAAAGAACGATTCGACCAAAGTCCACACGCGCTCGACAAGGTTATCATCATTAAGGATAAGCAATGGCCCGGCAGGAGTGTCGGCTTTTTGCACGACAAAGAGCCCCATATACTGACCATAATATGTGGCCTCTTCAGTTGTATAGAACATATTGTTCGAGAATTTAAACTTGCCATGTCTTGCGGCAGACACGGCGTATATGCTCTTGTTCTTTATCGTGTTGATAGCGGAGGAACCCTTTAATACCCAGGCGTGCGTGTTTATGCCAGTTATAGATGCCGCGCCGTCTACGGAGAGGACAACATCCCTCTTGTCGAACATTGTCGTCCCGGCGTCTATTTCCGGAGGTGGCGGGGTTTGCGCAAGTACGAATACCCTCGGGGTGTACTGCATCTCCCATCCGATCTGAATGTTGTAATATCCGAATGTTTCAAGAGTATTCATCAGATCGCTAGACGTGGTGTTGCATCGAGTCGCTGGAACCAATGTATCGAAAGCTCCGGAGTTGAATGGCGTTTCAAGCAGGAAGTTCGGCGGCAAGCATCGCTCTCCGGCAATGGCGGCATTCGTTGGGGGAACTGCAAAAACGCCGTACTGCCCACCCTTGGCGGCATTTTCTACATAGGCGGAGATGATAGGTTCGCCTTCGGTGACAGCCCCAAGATGCGTATCGGAGACGTAGCTGTAGCGATAACGATGTGCCTGGTCATGCCTTGTGACGGGAAACGACGCCATGATCTGAGACATAGTCTCGAATCGAAGAAGCGTAATCCCCCCGCCAGCCGAAAAAGTGGCGACATTGTAGCCGACTTCTTCATCTCCACAAAGAAGCACGAATTGAACGCCTTCTTCGACCTTTTTCCTGATTGGCTTTGGCATCCCCTCCGGAACGGTGGTTATGAGAACTTCGAGCCGACCATAGTAATATCTGAAGCGAACCTGGGCGTATGGATTGTAAAATGTCAACGTGAAGCCGCACTGTTTCAGGCCGGCGCCTTCCGTGCGCTTGATGAAGTCTTTCGCGGCGGACTTCGCAACCGGCAAATACCACTTGCAGACCTGATCGTCACCATCAAGGTCGAACCTCGTAGGGGTGAATCCGATCTTGTCCCGAATAGACTTGCTCACCGCCTGATCTCCGCCCCGGGAATGATCGTGATATTCCCTTTCGAGAGATTGACCGAACAGCCGTCGTAGTTGGCGATCTTGATTTTCTGGGCCCAACCGCGAAGTTCGCGGTCGACCTTCATCCGGATGCCCGTAGTCGCATTCAGTTCCGGGGAGAGATAGATCTCTTTGCTCGTTTCGTTCTCGACCGTCACCTGCACCCTTCCACCGAAGCGGCCCAACAGGGTGAGGGTGCGCAGAGCTTTTGGCTGCAAAACTTCCATGTCCGTCGTGGGAACGATGATCCAGGCCTTGATGTCCAGCTCGCCGTCCCTGGAGCCATCTTCTTTGGTCAGGCCGTTTGCCGTGGCAAAATAGAGTTTTCCGTTGAAGTTTGTAGCAGAGCTGAAATCAACGCCCATAAGTTGCGTGCCAACAAGATGCCTTGTGTTGATTGATCGGGTTTTCATAACAATCTCCTATATGAGCGGAGGCGAATTTTTATACAAATAATCTACTGGCAAAAGAGACGCAAGGTTCCATTTATGGGCTAATTGCGCTATTGTCTTTTGAATGTTTTCAGTCGAGAGTAGCCCGTCTATCATTAAAAATTGAGCTATTTCGTTCGGCGCACCCATGTTGTCGCAAATTGAAAGAGAGTCGCCACTTGGCCATGGCAACGTCTGCGTTCCGGATAGGGAGACTGGAACGCCATTTATAATAACCTCATGAATACTGCTTGTCCCAACTTTGTAACAAATTATGCATGGAAGTGCGGGATAGGTTGTTGTCAGGCTAGAAGTAAGCCCCCATGTCGAAAAGTTTGCAATATTTGAACGCGCTGTATATTTAAGATCATAAACATAAGCTCCGCCATAATAAATGCCAAGCTGACCATCTATTTTTGCCGTTAAGTACCCGTAGGTCGGCGTTGGATAGAACGGTAAGTCTTCAAAAGAGCCCATCCCGTAAAAAAATCTATCTGTGTTTGAACCGTCAGTTCCTTGCGTTAACAAGACATTTGGCATCTTTCCAACAAAAAACATGGTCATTCCGCTTGGAGCTGAATACCGCCTTGTGGAAAAAAACTTCTTATATCCATCCTCCGGCCAGGAGTTTTCTGTTATTGGCTGAAAAGCCTTGAAGTGAGAGCCCCAGCTTGGATATGTCCGCGGCCTAAACCCGCCATATCCAACCATTGAAAATTGTCTATCACGGTTGGCAGCATCGACATATCCAATAAGCATTCCTTCCGAGTTTTCTATACAAAATTCGTCTCTACTTAGATCAATATTGATGAGCGCGGGGAGCTGTTCTTCTGGAATGAAGAAAGCATTTTCTTGAGAAATAACACTAGACTTAAATGTGGCCGCTTCAAGGACTGCTCCGCCAGTCGCAGCAACCGCAACCTCTGTGTTTATTTCAGATATGGCCGCCCCAACTCTGTGCTTTTTATAGAGGTAGTCAATTATTTCTTCATGAAGAGCTGCTACTCCTGACCCAAAAGAGAGGGCTTCGTAAAAAACTTGGGCAGTGTTAACCCATAGGCCAAAGTTAAGAGTCGGCACTAGCTGTGATGATCCATATTCAAACGAAACAGAAATGTCATTTATGCCAATAGTCCATATGTTCCCAACCTTCTTTCCAAAAAAGACAGCCGGGCTCTCTTTTGTTGTTGAGGGAAACGGAATATCTATTGCGGTGTAATAATCAGTAGACGGGTCTAGTGTGTCTTCTGCGTATGTAAAAAAAACAAGTTGGTACGACGTTCCGGTATAAGAAAAAGAAAACCCGCGTTTTAGGCTTTGTGGACTAGACGTAGCGAAGCTGTAGCTTCCGTTTTGATTTCGCAATCCCTGTGCGACAACAATATAGAACGAGAACCCGGAAGTTTGTAGCGTTGAAAGATTTCCAGACTGCGCGCTAAGAACGCCTCTTTCTAATTTTTGAGGCAGTCCGACGCTTGAACTATATACGTCATCTTCAGATGACTTATGCGACAACTGTCTTGTCGCCCCAGGCTTTCCCTGAAGCGTAACAGGGATTGGCACAAGGCTGGAGAATTTTAACAATCTGACATCAGTAGTGTCATGCCAAGAAACAGGTGCGTGATCTTTTGGATTAAAAGAGGATTGAACGAAGTGGTCGGGATATATTTGTCCCTGAATACACGGCCTGAGCAATGCTACCTGCCCGCTGACAAACCCCCGGCTTTTTACGCAAGGCAACTTCGACGGCAGTACGGTAGCTATCCTTTGCCCCCCTGAACCCTTCATGCACTGTGGGCCTAAATTATTTCCTCTATATCGTGCGGTTCCAACCGTTGCTCTTATGGTCATGGTGTCACCAAAAAGAGACGCCTTGTCCGGACGACACATAAAGTAAATAGGCGCTGTTGTCGGCGCTATAGTCCAGCCAATAGGGACGTTTACGGTGGAGATAAGTGCTCCGTTGTAATGGGTATAAAACTGTGTATTTTTCCTTGTAAGCGAAATAAAATTAAACCCATTTATTGTGTCGCGGAGAGTATAGAGCCATGGAATCGAGCCAACTTGGATGCGCTGTGCGTCAGTTCCGTGCATATAAAAAACAAGCGGCCCACCAGAAGTATCTCCGTTAATATATGCGTCTATTGCCCCTTCCATGTAGATATATTGCCACCCTATGTTTTGATATGTCAGGGTCGGGTGATTATACCCACTGCTCATTTTTAGTGCAAATTCGAGAGTAAAATCTTTATTTCCAAACTGAAAGGGAGTGCTATCTGGAATAACCCTTGCGCTGTTAAACCCCGACATTAAGGCTAGATTGCCAAGAGCGTCTCTGCACGGACCGTAGTATATTGGATTCAAACAAAACGTAACAAAGCCGGCAAGCTCGTCGTATTTAACTGGTTCTCTATAGTCAAAAGCCCTCTCATTTCCTGGGCTTCCGAATAATGGGACAAGTGGATCGTATTGAAATATTCTACTCATATCGCAGCTATAAATACGTCTACATTACCGTTTTGTGGCAAGCCAACAATATCAACATAAACAAACGACGCGCAACAATCGTTTGAAAAGACGGAGACGACCGCTACGCTCTTAGAGTCTTCGACAACTGTTGTAAACGCAGCATAAACAAGCGGGCTGGTGCCAATAATGCTTCCGTTTGCAGCCTTGAATACAAGGTAGAATGAACAAAGATCGGTCGCTCCAGTCGCAGCCCTGAATTTTACGACTATCCGGCCTTTTCCTCGACACGTTATCTCCGTATATGGACGAGGCCCAATAACCGAAATGCCAACTTCTGATGTAAATTCATCCAAAACTCCGGCCCCAGGGGCTATTCTCTCTACGTCGCGGTTAACGCCGTCTTCAAGGAAGCGGTATGTTGCGAGCTGCCTATCCCCAATACCCTCGGTATATCTAAGCCCATTAGAAGAGTTCGGCATCTGCGCCTCCTTTTATAAAAATCTTCTTATTGCGAGGGACATTACGTCTACGCTTCTTTGTATCCCAGCCACAAAGTTCAAAGAAGCCCACCGCATATCGCCAGACGCAACGCCACAAGAAAGATCAATCCTTGGCTCGGTTGTCGAGGCGCCAAGAACGCGGCTATTTGTGTATAATCTAGCCCATGTAATACTTGTCGTAATAAGCGGAACAACGGCCCAAACGACACCCCCTGGCTTCATACATTCTCCATTAACAGCTGCGTCCCAAACAAGCCCGTTACCAGGTTGTCCCGGAGTAAAAGGGCCGGCATTTAACGTTATGTATCCAACAAGCGATCCGCTCTCGGCAAGATTTGAGTCGGCCGGCTGCGTTCCGTCAAACAGCCCAATAACGCCGCCGTTAAAAATCGTGCGCAATGATTGACCAGGACTCCCCCCAGCCAATATGTCTGCAAGTCCAGTTGAAAGAATCATCAGCTTCCTCCGCTAGTCGTTTCTTCTATGTGCTTAATTATCTCGGCATCGGAATAATAGGGCATGATTGATTTTAAATTTTCAAACATCCAGTGTTGATAGTCAAATCTTATTATCTCGCTCTCATCATCGGAGGACTGTGTAGCACAAATTGCTGCGAATCTAACAAGGGTCGCTGAAAAGGCAAACTGTGCCTCAATTATATCGCTATGCACCGTAAGCGAAATTTGCGGCAGCCCAAGTGAAAAATTCACGGCGTTTTGCTCTACACTCAATGCGGAAAATGAAGGAAGGAGCCCAAAGAGGCTGCTCTTCATTGAGGCGTAAGTTGGATGATATAATTCAAAGTTGATCATCAATACTGACGCAGGAAATTCAATGTCGGCAAGAACCGGAACATAGGTTTCAAAGAACGGCTTTATTAGAATATCAATGTCAATGGAAACTGGGTGCAACGACTCAAGCTCGGAAAATAAAGAAACACTCGGCTTGATGTTTACCAAAAAAGAAGCTGTAACATCTGGCGCTTCAGCAACGATAAAACCTACACCGACGGGGGCTAAGTTTATTTGAATGGAGGCGCTGTCCGAGTCTGCTGATTGGGCAAAAAAATACGCATCAATTAGCGGCAACCCTATCGACGGAATCTCTACTGCAAAAAAATCAACAAAGGGCGGCGCGATGTAGAATTCGAAACTGGCAAGATCGGAAGAGTGCTCGACAATAAAATCGAGCACCACTATATGTTCAAAGACTAGCGCCGCATAATCAAATGCTGGGTCAAAATAATTAAATTTAAACGCAGGCATTCTTTACGCCTTTGGTATGGTCATCTGCCCCGTTGTTACAATTATTTTTTTGTCGATAACGATATTTGTCGAGGTTAACCTCATCTCGCCAGAAGAAAATCCACAGCTCATATCTATTCTTTTCGCAACAGAAGATGCGCCAAGAATTCGTGCGTTATCATAATACCTTGCCCAGCTAGCAGTGCCGGTACCTATTGGAATGCCTGACCACTCATCTGCTGGATTTTTTCCAATAACGCCATTCACCGCGTCAATAAGGGTCAGTCCATTTGTCGGATTGCCCGGGTTAAACAAGCCAGCGTTTTTTGTGATCCAAACAAGCGGAGTTCCGCCTTCGTCCGCGTCGGCGTTGGCCGGCCTGGCCACCGTGGACGGGAAGATGGCGATGACCCCGTTGTCGAGGATCTCCTTCAGGGATGCGCCGCCGGAGAAATTCGCAATGGCTACGGTCTGGCCCGCCGCCTCGGTTGTCACCGTCTCGACTACCGTAACAAAAGATCCATCGGGTTGAACCGCGGAGACAGTGAAGAGTGAATTATTGGAGACTGTTCCCATGACTTGTAGCTGGTCGCCAACGGTTGTATTCAAGAACGCATTCGAGGCCGAAGCTATCCGCTTTGTTCCCTCGGTAAAAGTGAAATCATTATTGAGGAGCAAGAAATCCTTGCCCTTCCCGGCAAGCGCATTAACAAGTCCAGTTGATAAAGAGATTGCCATTATTCCTCCAAGCTGTAGATGAACCTTCCGTCCTTGAACACAGATCCACCCTTGATGTGTTTTTCAAGCCTGACTTGCTGGTCCAGTACCTCGAGAAGCTCTCCAGAATCGCTTGCGAAGCAAACTTCGCCATTTGGACCAGACCATGCCGCGCACTCTCCGTTTACACCCTTTCCGATAGCCCGGCCTGGGACAAGGCGCAACGTGCCAGGAACCATGGGGACTTCGCGGACTCTAATCTCTTCCTTGAACGTGCCGATGTCTGGGCCAGGGAGAAAAATCGACGCTTCCGCCGTTGAAAGATAGATCCCTCCGCGCACGCTGACCCAGTCGGTAATGCTGGATGGAAACTGAATATAGTTTTCGAGATCGAAGATGCCTGGCGTGAACAACTCGGACTGATACATGACGTTGCCTTTGGCGACGAAGATCCGGCTTGAATGCCACAGAACAAGATCGAAAGGAGCAGGAAACCCCAAGGTGCGCTTGTCCGACACGGACTGGACGATGGGAGTATGGTTCCAGGACGAGACGCTCGAGTCGTCGATGATGAACTGGTAGCTTCCGTTGGCCGCGTAGACCTTACCCATGGCCAGGTCGTAGCTGACGCGGTGAGTGCCGAGCCCGGGAAACACCACGGCGAACGTCTCGTTCTCGTACATCCTGACTAGGTCGCCGTTGTTGACCATGAAGCAGAACCGGCCCTTGGACCACAGCGAGTGCGTGTTGCCGGCGCGGATGGTCAGACGCCCGGCGCGCGTCGAGGCGGAGAGGTCGTCCTGGATCTCGAAGTTGACGGCCTCGGCCAGCTCGACGCGGCCAAGCTCGTCGCGCCGCAGGTTGTGCGGCTCCGCAGTGTTGTTCTGCCCAAGGAAGCCCCTGAACAGAGCGTAGTTCATGCCGGTGTGCGGCCCGTACTTTGCTCGGCTCACAGGCGCCCCCAGAGGGTGTCGCGCAGGGCGTTCCCGGTCAGAAGCCCGAGAGAGTCATAGGCGACGACCGGACCGCCGTCCTCGAGGTTCTCCGTGCCGTAGTGGGTCATGATCTCGGCCACGATTTCGAGGAACGTCTTCTGGGCGTCAAGCATGTTGCGCTTGTCGCCATCCACCCCATCCTCGATGATCCTGAATTCCTCCATCACCGCGTACATGACCAGGGCCTTTTCACCCAGCCTGTCCGGCAGGTAGGTGATGAGCGACCCGTCGTCGTCGATGTTCGCGAAGTAGGTCGGCCTGGCCAGGTACTTAATCTGGATGTCCTCGTCGGACTGTGGAACACAGGCGACCGTCATGAAGTTGCCCCGGATGAGGACGGCCTCGACATGGCCGCACTCCATCTGGGGATAATCCCGAAGGAACTCCGCGTTGCGGTAGTAAATGCGCTTGATGATTTCGCCGGTCGTGATGTTTTTGGCCGAGAAGATGCGAGGGCCAAAAAAATCGGTGGGCATGGCCACCGACTGTTCCGTTGCCGGAACGGTCACGGTTGCGATGTCCTGAAGATCCGGCGGGCGGACGGTCCTGACGATGTGCGCCAGACCGTCATTGAGGTGTTCAAAAATGCGGGGGACAAGAGCCTTGTCCCCCACAATGCCCCGGACCCTGTTAATCAGTCCCGTGGCGCTCTGCATGTTAAGCCTCGTTGATCGTGACGTTGTATTCGTCGTAGGTGATCATGATGCCGACGGAGCCGGCCACAACCAGCACGATGTCCACCTCAACAGGATTGGTCGGGCCGAACTCTTCGTTCAACTCGGCCTTGGTCGCTGCGGCCACCTGCGCGCCCTTGGCCGGGACGCCGATCACGCCAGCGCCGGGGCCGGTCGTGCCCAGGTTGACCTGATACAGTTTGTTGGTCGCGCCCTTCTTGCCGACGGTCACGGTCGAGGTGCCTGCGGTCTGGGTGCTGTTGGGGACAGCGGTGACGCCGCGCAGTTTCGCCTTGTCAGGCAGCGGGATGTAATGCTTCACGGAACTCGTGGTTCCGGGGATGACTACCATGAAGGTCTTCATATTCTGTTCCTCCTGTTCCGCTACCGATTAAGGAGTCGGGACGGTGATGCCGGTTGCACGAACATGGGCCAGGCGGTTGGTGCACACGAGCTGGCCGACCCAGCGGATGTTGCAGGTAAAGGTTTCAGGGTTGCGCAGCTCGGCTTCCCACACGGGCTTGGTGAAGTTGCGCTTGCTGTGGTGAATCAGGTCCAGGTAGCGGGTGTTGTAACCGTCGACGTACCCAGCGGTCTGATTCTCGTCGGCCACGACGCTGGCGCCCTTGAAGAGCACGTTGTCAAAGCCGGCGTCCACCAGATCCTTGGCGGAGTGGCGCACCAGGGCGTATTCGGAGGCCTCGAAGGCATCCTTCAACTCTTCCGTGGTGATGTAGAGGTCGGGCTTCTTGGCAGCCGAGGCGCCAAGGGAGGCCAGGCGGCGGATGGCCTGCATGGTGACGAAGCCCATTTCCATGGCGGTCGAGGAGTAACCCGTCTTCCACATGGAATTGGCGCCCTTCATCAGGTCTTCCGGCGCGATCTTGCCGTATTTGAAGCTCGCGGTCTGGTTGAAGAGGTCGTCCACACCCACGAAGGGATGCGGATCGTCGTACTCGGAGGCCGCCATGTTGGCCGCGCGACCCTTCCAGATTTCGAGCGCCATGGAGTCGCGGATAGACTTCTGCATGTTGCGGATCTTGGTCTGGATGATGTCGACAACCTGGGCGTCGCCGGCGTTCAGCAGGTCGTCTTCCATGTCGTAGGTCGCCACACCGAAGTAGGCGGCATAGACGAAGAAGGCGGCCGTCAGGATTTCCTTCTTCTGGACAGGGAAGGTCGTGCGCGGGCCATACGACCCGGCATGCTGCTTGCCGTACTCGAGGTTGGTCTTGATTTCCAGACCACCGTCGAACGACTTGCCCTTCTTGCCCAGCTTGTGGATCAGGACGTGGTCGCGGAAGTACACGTCTTCCGGGGTGCGGTTGTAGATGTAGTCATCCGTGACCGCCTGAAGTTCGGTAAGAGTCAGGGCCATGAGATGTTCTCCTTGGTGTTAATTTGCCCGGGCTCGACGCAAGGCGGCAAGGCCGCCAGAAAGCGGGTCGAGTCCGTCGCCCCGGTACGTTTTCGTGACCTGGGCGTCCGTTCCGGCATCGGAACCGACGATGGGCGCCTGTTCCTTGCCTGCGACTTTGATCGTGTTCGCCATCTGCGCCTTCAGGGCTTCAAGCTCCGCAGCCAAGGTCTGCTTTTCAGCCTCGGACTTCATGTGCTTGGCCGCATAATAGGCGGAGACGTTGTCCAGGATGGGGTTGCCATTGATCATGGCGGCCGCCTCCGGGGACTGCGCGAAACTCAGGAAGTCTGGATTCTGGGCAATGAACGCGCCCTGTGCGTCGCGAACATTCTTGGCCTCGGCATCCGCCTGTAGCTTGCGCTCCATATTGATCTGAACCCGCTGTTCGATCAGCGGGAGCGATTTCATCGTCAATTCTTCATTGCTGATCTCTCCGTTCCGGGCCTGCTCTTCGAGGGCGGCCAGGGCGGTGTTGACCTCCGTCAGCGGATCGGGACCAACAGGCTGCTGCTGGCCGGGCTGCTGCGGGTTGGAGAGGGCCTGCTTGATGCCCATGATCTCCTGGAGCACCGCGTCCAGTCCGGAGGGCTCGGAAGTCGTGGCGGTCTGCTGCTCGCCGGGCTTGGCCTCGCCGGCTTCACCAGGCTTGACCTCGCCAGCCTCGCCGGGTTTGGCCTCGGCGGACTGCTTGCCGGCAGCGGCGGCCGCGGCCTGGTCGACGGAGGCGGCAGCCGCGTCGTCCGCAGGCGGAGCACCCTTGGGCAGGTGATACTCGTCAACCGAATTGTCCACGGTGTAGCCGTGACTGGAAACGACGTTCGCGTCGCTCTGCTTTTCCTGGAACTTGGTGCTCATGGGATCCCCCTATCTTCTTGATTAAAAATTCGTCAACTATGTGCGAAAAAAATTTCAGACGCGTCTGTCGGTGACGATAATGCCCTTTTCCTTGCAGTATCGCACGTATTCGCCCCGCGTCTCGATGGGCGCAACATTGTCGTCGCCCTGTATCTGGTTGCGGACATTGTCGTCGAGCCATTTCGGGTGGTCGTCATGCACGGCGACACGCGGCGGAATCTGCGCGGCGACATCCCCGCAGATGGGACACTGGATCTCGGGCGTATGCTCGGAGATGCGGCAGACCCGCTCCAGCACCCTGGTGCAGAGCGGGTTTTTGCACTGATATTCGTAGATCGGCATGCTACACCTCCGGACGCTCTTCAGGCTTGATGCCTCTCCTGGCCCACTGCAGGACGAAGCCGAGCAGCTTCCAGACATCGTTGCGCATGCGACCGACGCAGATAGCCAGCCCGACCTGATCGTCGTAATTCTTCGGGTCGACGCACGAGGAACCCTCGACCATCTCGAACCCGCTGATGAGCGTCCCCTTGGCCACGGTGGTCTTCTCGCCCATCTTCTGCGACTCGACCTTCTCGAAGAACCGCGTGATGTCGTTCTCGAGGAGTTTGTCGCCCTCGTGGGCCTCGAGCCTGAAGTAGCTGCGCTCGAATACGTCAGCCGGGGACCAGGAAATGTACCCGTCCTCGTACTTGACCGCGTAGCCAGGCTTGCCGTCCTTCTCCTCGGGCCAGGCCACCACTTCCTTCACACCGATGTAGTAAGCAGTCATCCGATCCTCCTATCCGTTCTGGTTTGCCATCGGTACGCCCGGCTTGGCCGGCGCACCGCCTCTCTCTCGCTGTGGGCCCTTGCCGCGCATGCCCTGCCCGCCAGTTTGCGGGACCGGGAACGGCTGGCCGTTCTGGGCGTTGGACATACCGCCGCTCTTGACCGCCTGGCCGGCGCGGGCCACCGGGTCGTCCCCGGGGCCGCCCTGACTCTGCTGCAAGAACTGGTACAGCTGGGCCACGAACTCCTCGGGCATGCCCGCTTCGATCATGATCTGCATGGCTTGTTCGAGCGGCCCGGCCTGATTCATGCGCTCGACGATCTGGCGCCAGTTGGGGAACTTGACCGTCTCCAGGAGGGCTCGTTGGTCGATCATGCCCATGGTCGCCAAGTCAACCGCCTGCTGGCGTTCCTCGGCCTCGGTCTTGATGACGGTCGAGCCCGACTCCACGACGTAGGCGAACTCGCCGCCGATGAAGTCGATGCCGCGCATGGGCACCGGAGTACCGGACACGTTGACGATCTCTTCCTCGACGTGGAAGTTCTGCAGGAAGCTGATGAAACAGCGGCCGCGGTTCCTGACCAGGGCGTCGACGGCCCGGATCTTGGCCCGCACCAGCACCGCCGCTCGCTCCTGGAGCATCTGGATGGCCGAGGCCGCGATGATGCCGGCCGGGGCGTCGCCGCGGTCCACATCCTCGATTTGACTGGTGCGGTCGAAGAACCGGACCAGCACGTCGAGGGCCTGAAACAGCCAGGCGGGCGGGGCCGGCAGCTCCAAAAATCTTATGCCCTGCGCCGTCTGGTAGGAGTTTGGCTGCAGGATCAGGCGCGGGATGTAGGCAAAATGGGAAGAATCAAGCCCCGTGTCCTTGGGGATGATAACCGGGGGCTGGAGGCACATCTTCAGGTAGCGGATGATGGTCCGCCACAGCTCGTCGATGGCCTGGGCGATGTCGCCCGTCGTCTCGGCCTGGGAGAAGCCCCAGAACAGCTCGGTGTCCTTGAAGGACCGGGCCACGGTGAACGGATAGCGCCTGAACAGGAAGGTCTTCTCGACCATCTCCGGGGTGAAGCCCCAGTTGATATTCGGGTTCGCCCCGTCGTACATGATCCGGTACCCCTCCTTGGTGTCCCTGGCCAGGACCACCAGGCGGATGCCACCGGGGTGCTTGAGCTGCTTGCCTTGCTGGGTGTCGACGGTCGTGTCGTCCTTGCACCAGACCTCGACCAGCACGGTTTTGTTCTCGAACGGCAGGGCGCCGTCGTTCTCCGGAGCGTGGTACTTTCCGCCGTACCCGGCCGACGTGCCGCCGGGGAATCCGGTCGTGGTGCCCGTGCTCATGTTCGACTCGGCCACCGAGTCCTCGCGGTCGGTCAGGAACAGCTCGGGGATACCCAAACTCTCGTTCAGGGTGCCCTGATCCAGCCCGAACCGCTTCTCCGCGACGTCGATGTCCTCGACATAGTGGTGGCAACAGTAGGGCATGCGCTGGATGTTGTGGTATTTGCCGGGGGCTGGAAGGAAAGAGGTTATGTCCAGGGGCACGCACCGCATCTTCTGCGTCAGCGGGTCGAGCACGGCCTTCTCGATCACGGTCCCGTAGGTTTCCATGATCTTTCCCGCCGTTTCCAGCGGGTCCGCCTGCTCTTCCTCATTGTTCCAATAGTCGCACATGGCCGACACGGCCGCCGAGATGGCTTCGTCGCCGGTCGTGGACTGCACGCTCGCCACCGGGTTTCGGGCCGTGATGTTCGCCACGGTTCTCTCGATGTTCGCCCCGATGAGCCCCAGAGACAGCGACGCCGAGAACCCGCCGAAGAGCATGTCCTTGAGCTGCTTGTTCATCTGGCGCTTGGCCCGGGTCAGCACATAGTTCGACATCCAGCGATGGAGCATGCCGAGCCGGGCCCGTTCATCGAGGCAGTTCTCGTAGAGCTGGCCGAAGAACCGGGCCGCCTCCGGGTCGCCCTTCTGCGGCAGGCGGGCCAGGTTGTTCTTCTGGCGCCTGCGGTGAGGCTGGGCGTCGCCCTCCGGCGGCGCGCCGAAGCCCATGGCCCTGACGACATCGCTTGAGAGGTGAGAAACAGAGTTGTCCGTGCGTAATTTTGTCATGACATCTACACCTTTTTCCCGTTTTGGATCTGCCTAATCATGTAGATGCTCATGTTGCAAGTTTTTGCGATCTGAGCCTGCGTGCATCCTTCGGCCGTCATCCGCATGACGGTCATCTTGACGCTTGCCGGGCTTCCGTCGGGGGCTGGGTAGATGGTGTCGGGCTCCACAGGGGAAGAAGCAGGGTCAGGATCATCGACAGCATCAATGCCGCCAGTATCGACAGGGCGCCAACCGTCATCTTCCGAGCCTTCGACGTGTTGTACCTCCGCAAACTCCGCTCGTCCGAGCGCATCTTGCGCTGCACCTTCGCCGCCGTCTCCTCCTTCCGCCATTTCCGCATCCGCCGCTTGCACGTCTGCGCCATCCTTCACCTCCGTCCGACCGAGTTTCTCATCCACGAACCGCTTGACCTGCCGCATGATCGAAAGCGTCGTGTACGCCGTCCCGCATTGCGGGCAGATCACGTTGTCGCCGATGACCCACTCCTTCTCCGGGAACGAATACCACCCCCAGGACCGATACCGCGGAATCATCCGCAAGTACGACCCCCTCATGGGCGGCTCGTTCCTGAATTTCTCCGTCAGGACGTGGAATTTTCCGCCGCAGCCGCCGCATTTGACCGGCATTCCGGCGATATTGACCCCATCGACGTAGAGCCCGCTGATAGCGACCGGATCACTCGTCATCCTCAGCCTCCCCGGAGCGCGCCCGCCTGGGCCCCGTGCCGAAAACCGTCGAGTCCAGGAACCTCTTGACCTGCCCGTCGACCGCTTTCATGGCCGCATCGTACTCCTGGGCCGCCTGCTTGGTCCCCTGCGGCACGTCCGCCGGCTGCTCGCTCCATCCGGCCCCGAATGTCCGGCGCATCAT